AATTTTTCTACCATCGAGAGCTTTGATAAATCCACGTTCTGAAGCTTTCTTAATTGCCTCCAAGAGTTTATCGAGTCCATCAATCGCCTCAATATAGGCTTGCCTGATCTCCTTTCCCTTTTTCTTGGCGTCTTTGGATGAAAGAAGTTTGTCATAACTGTGTCCGATTTTTTCGTCACCAGCACCATACAAGAATGCATAGGTAACTGTTTTAACTAACTTTCTACTGATACCAATCTTATCAGCATTTACTTGGTGGATGTCTCCGTTGAGGAGGATGTCGGCATAGCGTCCGTTGTCATAACGAGCGAGAAAATGGCTAAGCATCCGAAGCTCAATCCCAGCAAGATCAGCCCCGACCATAACTTGATTCGGACTTGGTAAGAAAAGCTCTCTAAATCTACTGTCGCTTGGCACTTGGGCAAGGTTGGGGTTACGGTGCGCACACCTAAAGGTGGAGGTCGCGACGGAACAGTGGTGATGTATCCTCTGTTCACTCGTAACAAGCTTGAGCCAAGCGTTCGTGCCTTGAGAGAGGAGACCAAGCATTTTGGTTACCGTCAAACATCTCAACAACATCGTAGAAATCTCTGACCCAATCTCTTTCAGAACTGGTTCGTCGATAATAGGCTTCCCAGTTGCTGTCCGCTGGGTCGGTTTCCAACCATAAAAGGTCTCTAGAATCCATGCTATATGATCTCGTGATGTAGGGTTAAATTCTTTTAGTCGTGTGAATGTTGCGCCAAGAACATAGCCTTGTGTTTTGTTATTTCTTTTAGGAGTTTTTTCCTCGCCTTTGACGAAAGGGTGCCTTTTTCGTAATACTTCATGAGTCTCTTCCAATTCTTTTTGGAGAGTCTGTGTAAGCTGCCATGCAGCTCTCTCATTAAAATACCATCCATGTTGCTCCTGTTGTTGTAGGATAAAGGCTGCTTCTTGTTCTAGCGCAACCCAGCTAGGTATGGGCGGAAGTGCTCGCATAGTTTGGTGGTAACTTTAACATCTTGCACACAGTAATCTTGCATTTCAGAAGACCATTCACTCCAGTCAGATGTCTTACCATACTCACCTTTGTGTTCGTTTAATCTGTATCCATAAGCCTCCAGGCTGTGTGATCCGTATAGCTTAAGGGGCATACCCTCCCAAGTCTTTTGCTTGTCAATGTCGATTAGGTTCGGGTGATATAGACGGCTAAGCAGAAGAGTATCCAAGCAATCACCAGCACGTCTAAACCAGCCATAGAGCTTCCGAAGAACAGGCAGATCGTACCCAATAATGTTATGACCGCAAACAAGATCAGCATCTTCGAGAAGTTGAACGCCGCGGACAATTGGGTCAGAGCTGCCTTCATCATTGAAGACCATTGTCTTATCCGCTTCTGTGTCATGAATGACCAAGCAATGGACGGTAGTAACATTGTAAAGTAAGCCGTTTGTTTCTATGTCAAAGATTAGCATCGTTCCAATGTCGAACAACACCAGCACATATGAACATATTAGTAATTAAGATAAAGCCGTCAAGTAAAATAAGTTTAGCGACCATTCCAGCGGTAGGTCTTGTCGACAAGCTGCGCTTTTTCAACTGCTTCAGGTGTAGGTGGATTGGGTCGCTTGAGTTCAGAAGTCTGTTGTTGCATCGAACTCTGGTTTGTATTGAGTTTCATTGAATTTACAAGTGGATAGATCATAACTTAGTTGGCAAGCAACCCCTGTTTCGCCAGAGTAGCGGTTCTTGAGAACTCTAACAGTTGTATCAGAGTGTTTAGTTCCACCCTGCTGATCTCGTTCGAGTCCAATAACTGCATCGCTAAGTTGAGCGATCGCCGCACTTCCTCTAAGCTGGCCGAGGGTAACACGGGCTCCTTCTTCATGGTTTTGATCCGATGATGTACGTTTGAGGTGCGACACAAGGAACAATGCGATGCCTGTACGCTCAACAAGTGAACGTAAGCGTGTCATTGTAGTGTCAATCATGCGCCGCTCATCACCATCTAGTCCACTAAGGAGGATGGAAAGGTGATCAAGGAAGATGACTTTCGTGTCAAGCCCGGCTGCAAGGTATTCGATTCGGTTGTAAATAATGTCAGGGTCAAAGCTGCCAAAGCCGTCAAACAAATACAAATCCCACTTTGCGAGAGTATCTTCGTAAGCTTCGGTGAGTGTTTGCCTGTCATGTTCTCCAAGGTGTAGTGATTTGCCCACATGGGCAGACATAAGTCCTAAGGCTGTACGACGGTTGGATTCTTCCAACGCCAAATAACCGACCCGCTCCCCCTTGTCAAGAAGGTGAGTTGCAAGTTCACGACAGAAGCTGGATTTACCGATACCAGATCCTGCAGTGATTGTGACAAGCTCTCCATACCTGATCCCGTGAAGCTTTGATTGTAATCCTTGAAATGGGTAGTCATGATCTGCTGCTGGTGATGGTGTTGTAACAAGTTCTAGTAGTGTCTTGCCATCGATGATGCCGTCAGGTCTGTACTCACGAGCATCCCAGATAGCACGACCAAGGGCATCGCTATCCCCTGCAGACAAAGCGTCTGAGGCGTCCTTGTAATCGCCCTGAAGGGCTGCGATGAACACCTTGCCGGGTGGTAGCACTGCTGCTGCATCTTGCGTTGCCTGACGCCCTGCAGCGTCGTTGTCGAAAAACAGGATAATCTTCTCATATCCTTGTAGCCATTCAAGATTCTTTTGAATAGCTTTCTTGGCTCCTGCTGCACCAGTTGGTAAGCTAACCATTGGCCATGTTGGCATGATCTCACTACAACTAGCAGCATCAAGCTCACCCTCTGTAATGACAACTTGCTTACCTGTACTTGGCCAAAGGTGTTGACCAAAGAAGGTACCAGGCGACTCACCTTCGTATGTAAATTGCTTGTCTTTTGTTTTAATCTTAGCACCACGTATGATGCCAGCTAAGTCATGATAGTAGAAGCGTAGCTTGTTACCATCACGGTATATTTTAAACCGTTGGCAAGTCTTTTCAGATAACTTGCGTTTATGCAGCCGTTCGGCTGATCCTAGTATTTGCACACGATTGTGTTGATGAATGTGTAAAGAAGGTTCGCCATCACCGTGTGTGTAGTGATGGCAAACGAAACAATATTCATGACCATCTGAATACACACTATTGGCATCAGATGATCCGCAGTTGTCACATGACTCATGCCTGATAAACTCAGATGAGCCACTTGAGTGGGATGTTTTGGAATGAGGTCCACGGTATGTCATGGCGTTCACACCACTTAGCATATGTAGTTTTAGATCGTTTGCTGATTGTATTGAAAGGAGCTTGGAATACCATACGAAGATCTAGTTCAGGATTGAGCGTTTTAACTGCCTTAATCTTTCTCCGATCATCAGAATCCCAGTAACCTTTGCATTCAAGCACAACACCATTGGGTAGAATAAAATCAGGAGTGTAAACGTGCTCAATAACGTAAGGTACTTTGGTGGTTTCGTATTCATACTTGACTCCAAGCTCAACAAGTAAATCAGCAACCTTCTCCTCAAGCTTGGAGCGGAATGCCATTATGCGTCTTCCAAAGCTTGTTCGATAAGTTCATCCACAATCTCATTAACTGCACGTTGCATCTCATAACGGAAGTCATCACGAGATTTCTTGTACTTAGTCACGGAGATAGGTGGAAGCTTAGCGGTCATGTCGCATTGGTAGAGACCAAGCTCTTCGTTTTTAAAAATGTTAAGTTCAATCATCAGAAGTCGTCCTCTTCGGTGGTAGTGGTAACGTTAGGGGTAGAAGCTTTAAAGCCTTCAGTCTTGCCAAACAATGCAGCGACATCAACATCATTCATGTCACCAGTGTCTACTCCAGCTCCTGCCTTGACAGACACCAGTTGTACACCAACCAGTTTAAGGCTTGTTCCGTAAGTGACACCATCCTTGAGGATGTATGGTTTCTGATAGAACGCCAGTTTAACTGTGCTACCACCATACATGGGCGTATTTTCGTCCGTGATGTGTGTACCTTCAGTGTCAACGACTGGTGGTTTAGTTTCTTCATTCCAAGAGAACTTAACTTTGTATTGACCTTCAGCAACTTCTTCCCAAGGCTCAGGCTTCAGGACAGAACGCTTCGGGTTCTTCAGTTTACCTTGTGCCCACTCAAGTGATTGCTCACGATCAGTTTCAAGGGCATCAATAATATCCTCACCGACAATAGCAGAGAGGGAATAGCCAAACTTACTTGGCTTCAGTACAGCTTGGTAACCATCAAGGACAACAGGCTGTTCAGTTTTGTGAATAGTACGGGGCATTAGCAAAAAAAGTAAGTGGAATCAATCACGGATTCTGGCATCAGATCTCCGATGATCGGTGGTTCAGTCTCCGCTCCTATTTGGTGAGCGAAGTCTCGCAAGTAATCGTGCTCTGCAAAGAGGTGCATATATGTCTCTCGTACGATTGTACTAAGTGAAGACATGTCAGTAGCACGACACAATACAGAGTCATGAATGAGAGCGATCGGTGCGTCAAAAGCCAACGCACTGAAGTGTAGCAAAGATGCATCAAGGGAATGGATTAGATTAGGTGCTGTTGCATTCTTGTGGTGTTGCTTGTCAACCTTGTCAGAGTCATCGACTGCGACGGTCAACTTACAACGACCCAATAACTGTAGCACAACTTGGACTGTCTGTTTCTTCATGAGCTTTTGCGTAACGACAAAACCAGATGGAGTAATCCATGTCAACTCTGCCTTACCTCTGTCGATTGCGTTGGCAACCTCAGACTCAATCCAGCTCATGACAGCCATGGGACCAGGTACAACCTCATCCATAGCATTTCTAACAGCGACCACAGTCTTTGTCAAGTCATCTTTATCAATCTCAATACCTTTCTCAGCTAAGGCTTCTTTGATGTAGCCTCGGTTGGAGAATGGCTTGGCATTGTAAGGGACTGTCATGACGACACGCTTAACAGTCTTCCTATCCATGTAAGGCTGGATAGACTTAGGGCAGTAAGGTGTAGCAGCTTCTGCGACTACCTTGTAAGCATCTTGTGGACGGTCAGAAGGTAAGACATTGACTAACTTAGCTGTGTTCTTATCACGTGCTAACCCAGCTAGTATCTGTAGACCACTACATGTAGCGTCTGTAGCTACTGGGAGGCTTGTAAAATGACGATCACAAACAAGTACACAATGATAATACTCATCACATGCTGCCAGAAACTGCCATGGTTCATCTACTGCTTCCCAATCGTGAATGTGTTTGATGGGATCAGAAGCGACACAAGTAATTAGATACGAGTTGTTCTTTACCCACTCAAGTCGTTCACTCATAGGTGCTTTATCAAGACCATAAGTAGTAGCAACTTGAAATGCTAACCAGTCCTCTGCTTCAGGAGTCATATACGACTCATCAGCAAACTTCAACAAACTTTTTCCAAAGTCTGTATCTTGTGGAGTAAGAAAGGCAGGAATTGGGTAAGCTCTACCACGATAGTCAAACGACCACGGAATATAGAACTTATCACGTTTCTTAAACCTATCTACTGCTTCCATCGTCATGCGAGTTCTACATGACTTCCTGAACTCTTGTGCTTGTAGATTATGTACCTCAGCACATGCTCTTCTATACGACTGCCGAGCTTCTTCGTTCTCAGCAATGTCTACAGGTTTAGGAGGCAGTTCATGATGGATAATAGGGAGGAACTTACCAACAGCTCGTTCCAATCTATCTAGCTCTTCCGCTACACCCACTGTAAAGGGGTTTAGTCGGTAAGCAACCTTCTGGATCTTGTTCAAGAACTCAAGAGGTTTCTCTCCCTGTATACATGTGGGATCGCCCCGTCGAACCATCTCATGTCCACGCATCACCTCGTTTAGGATGTAACCACCGCAGCGATCGTTAGTCCAGTCGTTGGGTTCGATGAGCATTGGCCATGCAAGCGGACTGAATAGCTCCGCATCACGCATTACTGCGTCCTTGATCTCAAGGAACTCTGGAGTCGGGATAACATACTGGACACGTTTGCGCCCTTGTTGTTGTATGTCCTTCGTGAACCACCCGCTACTTTGCATGATGCAATCAAGTAACCAGCCTCCAAGTTTAATGCGATTAGATCTACCCCACGCATCCCATTGTTTAACTTCATAACGATTCATCAAAGTACGAATAACTACTAGCTTCTGCTGCGTGCCGATGCTGCGGTGCCAGTAGTTATCCTTGAGAACTTTAAGAAGTCCAGGTGCTTCCTTTTCATAGTGACGCATCTGGCATTCTTGCTCAACAGCAAGACCAATAGAATCACATATGTTAACTGCTTGGTTGCTTTTTTCTTTATATGAGAAAACCTTATCAAAGGTTAGCTTCACAGAGATAGCTGCAGCTGCAAGTGGCTCAACATCAGCAAGATACTGTTGTATCTCTTTAAATGATGCACCAGTTTTACCCTCTTTTATCCTGTTTGTAGTTGCTTCAATACGTGCCACCACAAGAGGCAGCAAGGTATCAATAGAAGCAGCTCCGTACACAGTAGCAGACGCATAGCTTTTGTCTTCTAACTCACGTGTATTCTTGTGTAGTTTCTTGAGACCTTGTGAGATTGCATCACGCTCAAGTTGTATCTGTTCATCAATTTCAGCTGGTGTAGGCAATAGGCTCCTCCTCTGCGTCCATGATGAATGTGCTATTAGGCATGTGCTTCCCAATCCATTTCAAAGTTATCCCAACCTGTAGGTGCATCACCTAACGTTGCAACATAACCATCTGGAATAGTATAACAAATAGCCAGTTCAGGGTAGTCTTCTTTTAGTTCTTCAAATTGTTCAATCGAGATAATGCTCATCGGTAACAGGTTCAACGTGGCGGATTTGGTCTTCTGTAACAACAGTGAATGACACACCCTCAGACATTAATGCACGGATGCGCTCTTCTGCTGCGTGTTCTTTTTGGTAGACAAACTCTTTGATTTTGCCTTTCTTGGTATTAGCACGGATGATGCAGCATACAGAGCTGGGAATTTCCCAACCACGTAGCTTCCAGTCTTCAAACTCTTCCCATGTTGGAGTATGAAGATATTCTTCTGGCATCTCTTGCCATGCTTCCCAATTGTTTGGATAATACTTACCACTCATCACATAATCGTACATCTAGGACAAATTGACTGCCACCGGACAATTCAGCAGCAGCCCATGCGGCGTGCTCTGAATCGGGTGCTAAAAGATAACGCACCTGACTGTCATTTGTCCGTTTGTATTCATACTCCTTCAGTGTTTGCTTTTTTAGCACGTGTTCCCCGAGGTTGTGGTTTTTGTGTGTAAGTTGTGCGCTCTGCTAACTCTTTGTAGATAGCATCCCATTTGTGATTCTTATCACCGTAATAATGTAACCAACAAAGGATAGCGTTTTTGATGAAGTAATCATCGTCGAGTGATTTAGCGTTTGTCATTTGTTGTTGTAGTATTTAGAGGTGATACGGTTTGCACGTTGCCAAATGATAGCAGTGCTAAACAATCCAACCATGCCAACAATGGCAAGGATAATAGTTTGCTCGTTCCAAATCATGCGTGCGTCCCTGATGAATGTGAAAGGTGAGATAAAAAATAATAACGTTAAATAAAGAATAACGTTATTAAAAATTAAACAGTAACGTTTAATAAAAATAAATCAAAAGTTACGATTGAAGAAATAGTAATCATGAGAATTACGATCGTACACTGTAAAGAAATCATGCTGGAAGGATTGATGCCACATGAGTTCATAGTCAAGTGCAGTTTGCATAAACATAGGTAATGCAGAGATCACATCTGAGTAGCAATCTTCACACAAATCCTCGACAAATGACTCAGCAGATGGATAACAACCATAGTAAGCATCGTCGAGTTGCTCTTCGGTATCAATGCCATAATCGCTTAGCTCGTTGATAAAGAACTCGATACGATCAGGATCAATTGTGTCGAACAACTCAGACACACGTTGTTGATAGTCAGTCATGGAAGGAGCAAGAAGCATAATGATGGAATGTAAAGTGTGAAAAAAGGGTAGTTAATCAGCCAATGACAGTTGTCATGTTGGGTTTGCAATATGCATTGACAAACTTACCAAACGACTCAATCTCACCGAAGAAAACATCAGTAATTGCATCAACACTTACGTTGTCATAAAGATAAGTTTTGTCGTTGTTTTTGTATTGCACAATGACTTGATTGGTAGAAGGATTGAGCAAGATGTTACGAACGATGGAAGAATTGAGAGTGTTGGGTTTGAAGAACATGATGAATTGGGTAGAAAA